TTCCAATAACGCTCCGTTATTCCAAACCCACTCTTTACCTTCCATAATACCTTCCACAAAAGCGTTTGGTGCAGAAGGGTCAGCGACAATATCCGCCGCTGTTGCGAGATAGAAGTCGTCCCGCACATAATTCGCACCACCTTTTTGATCTAGACTACCCATTCCTCGCGAGGAAACGCCTAGTTTTGCACCTTCATCCATAAGACTCTTCACAATTTCACCCATAGGAGTAGACATAATCTTCGCCTCTCCAATAAAATCTTTTCCTTTCGGTGTCAAAGAGGTAATCATATGGGATACTCGTTCCAGATTTACGGTAGGACCGTCTGGGTGTCCGAGTTCTCCATATGCACGATTCTCTTTGATAAAATTCTTATCGTACTTAGCAACTTCTTTTTGTAGAACTTCCATAGGATAGACGCGACCATTACGATTCTTGATATCAGCCTGCATGAAAACGCCCCTGATCTTGTAGTTCTTCTTGCCGTTTTCTTTTTCTTCGGTGATATACTCGATATCGTTATCTACCGCTTCTGAAAATAGTTTCATTGTTCTATCCTTTATGCGTAGTTTTCATCTTTTTTGAATTCAATCATAACCATACCAGATGTACCATAACAGGTCATCTCATGGTCACCAGAAGTTGCGGTTGTGTTCGTTGCAGCAGATGCAATCTTACCAGCAGAACCGTCATAGTGACCTGTACCAGCTAAACGAATCTGTACAACATCAGAGGATGCACCCTTTTCTTGAATGTCAATGTGACCTGTATCATCATCAGCTGAACCCTGTGTCAATGCCCACCAAATACGATTGATGTGTAGTTTCGCACCATTTGCATGTCCATCCAAAGCACTCGCATCTAGGATAGCGTTATTTGCACCTGTGTCATCTTCGATATTAACCAAGATTGTGACCGTGCCGCCCTGGCCAGCAGCAGTTACTACTGTATCTCTTAGTGTTCTTGTTGCAAAAGCCATTATTATCCCCTAGATCGTCAGCATTTCTTTTTCGAAATATCCAAGAAGTTCCCTCTCAGGAACTTTATATTTCTTTGATACATCGGTTATAGTTCTTTCGAAACTATTTAGGAAATCTGAAGGTTTCGCGTCCATTTTTTTGAACAAATCGTCTACAGCATCCTTCATTTTGGGTGAAAGACGCTTATATTGCTTAGATTTCCTGTGTTCATCCCTCTCTACAACTGTAGATTCATAGATTTCCTCAATCCTCTTGGTCATTTACATCCGCTTCCTGATCTACATAACTCGAATTTACAAAAGTATTTGCAAGTTCTTTGCGTTTAACTTCCAAGGCACTACCAACCCTACTTGACATTGTGATACTGAAAGCTTTCTCTGCTTCAAGATTATTACCATCAACAATTGCGTCTACAAATTCCTTACTCATTTCTTAGCTCCTTTTCCAAATCTTTGATCATCATCTGGTTGTCCATCTTGTTTTGGGTCCACATAGTCTGGCATTTGGTCTGGTGCAATCACACCACCATCACCATCCTGTGGATACCTTGTGATACCATCACCGCCGTCAGGCATTGTAACACCACCGTCCATCGGATCGGTTTCAAGTTCTTTCGCAATCTGATCGCGCATCTCTTGAACTTCTGCATCGGTCATATTGAGAACCTTCTTCAACACATACTCTTTACTGAAGAATGTACCAATGTAAGACTGAATACCGTCAAGTGTTTGAATTCGGTCATTAAGAAGTTCAGCTTCTTTCAACTCTGCAAAGTGACCATCTTCCATAAAGTCATACTGAATATGCTCTTGCATACGCGGCCAATCTTCTGGTGAGATTACACCTTTAAGGAGTAGGTTAGTCTTGAGCAAGTCAGTGAATAGGGGGACGAATTTCTTACGAATACGTTGTACGAACTTGGTAAACTTGAGTTCGTCTCTAGTAATCTCAGAGGCTCGTCCAAGACTAAATCCGTTTTCGGCTTCAAGTCTTGAAATCGGCACGTTAAGTGAACGGTATAGTTTCCGTTGGAAATATACGATGTCATCAATCTCTCCCAAATTAGAACCGCCGGGAAGTGTTGTAATCTCTGTACCCCTACCACCTTCACGGCGAGGAAGCCAGAAATCTTCCAACATAGACATGTGATTACGGTCATCCCGAATCTCACCTGTGCTTGCATCGTATACCAACTTGTTACGATAACGGTTCATCACATCTTTTAGATACTGTTCTGCTTTGATCTTAGGTAGATTACCAACATCAATGTAGAAAATTCTACGCTCAGGTGCGCGAGAGATACGATAGATAACAATCGCATCCTCAATCATACGCAACTGATTAACTGGTTTAATTGCTTTGTGTAGATACGAGATAACTCGACCTGAGTTATTGTCGAGAAGTCCTGACGGAACATACACAATAGAATCGGGTGCAATCTTAATACCCTGATCGTTACCTTGCACACCCGATGATGCAAACCCTTTGTCGTTGTAGATAAAATACTCTTCTACTTTTTTGACCATCTCAATACCATTATGGTTTGGATCAGGGTCTTTCTTTGTTTCTCGTACCTTACGAATTTTAGTTGGGTCGATGTGTCGAAGCTGAGTTACACCCCTTTGCGGGTCTTTTGAATCAATAACTTTGTGATAGTACAAACGACCATCGATATACCAACGACGAAAAATATCATGACCCTTCTCATTAAAGTTGAGAAGTCGCAGAACTTCACTAAATTCTGCTCTTATACGTCTTTTAATTTTATCAGGATACGGTAAGTTTGTTAAATCAATATTTACTGGAATATCATTTAGATTAGAAATGATACCTTCATTCACGATATCTTCAATTGCAGCATCACACTCCGATTGCATAGAAATGTCTCTGTAACGACGAATGAGGTCAAGGTCAGATCGTTCCCGTCCATCCGTATCTAGTACAGATGAAAAGAATCCACCGCCCGCAACCTCAATTGCGCCATCATCAGGAGTAGGGTCCGTGAAAGTTTTCTCACGGGGCCCTACATCCTTAGATGCTCTTTGTATTGAAAAACCAAATAGTTCTGCCATAATGTCTCCTACGTTCTATTTAGTAGGATTAATTTTAGAGGCCCCCGCCAGGGAAAGAATCAAATCCGGTGGTAAAGTGTTGATACCGCCATGTGCATTCAAATTCTTCAATAGAGTCCCTAGTTGCCATATCAAGAGTAATAGCAGAACCAGTTGTCGTTGGCCAAGCATTAACGAAGTTATACTGTTTCAGAACTGAATCATCACGATCCAACTGTTCAACCTGTAAGTCGGCCATATACAAAGCAGAAGTATTTACACCAGTATTTTCAGCAAAATCATTGATACCATTTGACCACTTTTCAATCATGTTTTTAATCATAAAATCAGTATCATTAAGGAACGTGGTTGTCCAAGGATCAGGAGATGCACGATCACCAGCAACAAAAATCTGACGACCACGGAAATCCATCGTAATTTCACCCATTGTACTTGAAGGCAAAGTTGTTGCCTTACAAAGAAAGGATGTTCTACGACCATCAAATGGTGCCCCTACAAATGAAGGAACATTGATTGTAACTCTAAATTGGTTGGGCCGGGCGCCCCCACCGATAATGTTAGCCCGGAAATCATCGATCATCGCCATGATTAACCTCCTACCTCACTAAAGCTTACCCCTGTACGAACAGCGATGAAGTTTAGTGTTATAAAGTTGATTGCTCTAGCAGGTTTGATGTAGATGTCTCCAATAAACTCGTTACGGTCAATGACCTCACCAGTATTATTAGTTGAATCACACACTACACTAAAGTCTGAAATACCTCTACGACCCTGCACATCTCGCAAGAAGGGTTCTACCAGATTACGGAACTGCGCTCTTGTGAATTCATCGTTGAACTCAAAGAGTTGGAACTTAGCAGCAGTGGCAATTGCCTTTTCAAGAACAAGGAACAGTCGGCGCACGTTAATGCGGTCAAATGCACTTGGGCGAGAAAGAGCAGTCTTGTCACCAAAGAGTGTAACACCTTGGCCGGGGAAATCAACAACTGGGTTGATCCGGGCCTTGTAAAGAATGTCACGATCTGCTTTCTGTGGATTGTAAGAAAGTTTAATCGCACTGCGAAGACCACCACGATTGTAACCAGCGGGTGAGAACCAAGGATCAGCAACATTATCTGTAAATGCACAAAGACCAGCAGTATCACCGTTTAGTGGTACAAATCGATACACATCGTTATACTTGTCATACATGTACTTGTATCCACTATCGAATACCATGTACGAAGACGATGGGCAAGCATCAAATGCGTCTTTGACGTTTTCTGTTGCCGTAATCGAAGAGGTAACACCAACTGTTGCCGCACGATAAGGAGATACGAAACCAACGCAATCCCTTCGTAGTTCAACAAGGTCAGTAATCATTGTTACATGAGTGTCATGTCCAGCAACTGTGTCAGCCACAGCAGAACTTGGTCCACCCAAGATCAGATTTACATCAACATTTTCTGTGTCAGCAAACTTGTCATAAGCAAGTTCCACCTCACCAGCAGTTACAGAGTAATCGTCCGTTCCACCTGTCAGTGCAGAAACATCAACACCACTTACTAGTGTATAGTCCGTACCTGTTGCAATATCTGTACCCCAGTTAGAACCAGCGGACAGATGATCTGTCCAGTAGATGAACTGTGATTCGCGGAAAATAACATCTGGATAGTAGTTATTACCACCCTGTGTAGTTTTTGCACTTGGGTTTTTAGACAAAGCAGGGAACACTTCGATAGCTGAAGCGGTACGTTGTCCTTTAACATCAACATCAAACCCAGTGATGTCACCTGTTATATCGTAAACTGCAACGTGCAATTCATCTTTTTCGCCGCGAGCATTTGCAGTTGCCCAATCGGATGTGCCGGGAGGCGCATCAAAGAGGTCACTGAAACGCCACCGACGACGAATGAGAGAGTTATCAGGAATAATCGTCTGAAGACCACCACCAGCAGGGTCATCAAGAACCCGAATTGTCAGAACTTCACCCGAAACAGCAGTAACTTCGTACTCTACGTTACCCGATTCTACTTTAGTGTGACCCGCAGCTGCAGAGAATACCAAAGGAATATCGTTTGCAACCGTAATTGCTTTATCAAGGATAACAGCAGTCTGTGAAGTAACTGTGGCAATTTTAACCACCTCGTCACCATCAGAGATGCCTGCACCAAGAACACGTTGACCAACTGCAAGTGTCCCAGAAACACCATCAACCGTAAGGTTTTTAGATGGTACTGTGATTGCACCGTTAACGGTTGCAACAATAGCACTTGCTGTATAGAACTGGATGATATCACCGATTGCGATTGTCGCATCAGTTGCATTTTGGTCATCAACTGTGATTTGCAAATCACCAATTGCACCAGCACCATTAACTAGGTTCAGAGAACCAAGTTGCTGTGAAAATGCTCGCGCACTAGGACAGATATCCACACCGATTGAGTTACCCCAAGTACCAGCGGTACGAGCAGCCCACTCACCGTGAGAACCTGACCCATCGGCAAAAGATGCTTCATAATGGTCATCGTCACGAATGAGGATACCACTGTTTGCACCAGCGTTTAATATGGCTGATTCTGCACGAACCACGCGGAGAGCGTCACCATACTGCAAGAAGTTTGCAGCGGTGAACCAAAACTCAAAATTTGAACTGTTTGGCTTACCGAATGTCTGTAGCAGCTGTTCTTCCGAATTAATAGCGGTAATTGAACTTACTGGACCTTTTTGAAAAGGACCAGCAACCGCAGCAATTGAAGTCGATACAGCAGGAACAACATTAGTAAGATCAATTTCCCGTACATGAACGCCGGGTGAAACTAGAAATCCCATGTCTTTACTCCTAACTTAAAGAGAGTTATTTGTTATACAGATATTTATAAAAAACATCTTTTTGAAAACTCGTTTTTATAAGTGTTATATCATATAAATAAACATATGGCAAATGAACATTATGAAAAATACAAAGACACCATCAAGAAGGTTTCACGAAGAAACTACCAGAAACGAGTATTTCTTCTGAATGAATTTCTCACTGACAAATCCTGTATTCACTGTGGTGAAGCAGAACACGTTTGTCTCAAATTCTATCCCCATGATGCAGAGATACGCAAAGTATCCAAAAGAGTTGGAACAAGTGATGAGAGCCGCAAAGAGGTATTCCACCTAATTGATCAGTCTGTCATTCTCTGTTACAACTGTTACATCAAGAAACATCATGATTTGATTGAATTTATTTGACCTATATATAATAGTAGATGATTTGAGTCATAAAGGAGTATCATTATGAAATCATTAATTTGTGGGGTATTTACCCTACTACTATGCATGTCTTCAGCTCATGCATCAACACAAGCAAAACTTATTATAGATACTGGACCCTATGGTGTACATAGTTGGTTTCTGAAAGGCATCAAAGACGATGCGTTTTCTAAACGTGGACTAGACATTGAATTTGTAGGAAAAGGCCCGGGCAGTTTTAAAAGTGGTCTGGCTCTCGCAACTGGAAGAGCAGATATTGGATACCATGACTATAATAGTGTAGTTCTTGTCAATAGTAAATCAGATGACCCTAAAGTTTTAGCAATCTTTGTCGTTGATGACTTGATGCAAAATACAATAATTACACTTAAATCATCAGGTATTAAGACATTCGATGATTTAAATGGACGTAAACTTGGTAGTCATCCCACTAGTTTTACTAATAAGATTCTAGCTACTGTAACATCTGCCAGTTGGATAGATGTTCCCGTACACATGCCCGGCCGTGTCCCTGCACTAGTATCTGGACATATTGATGCAATCAGCGCGTTCCCGACATCTTCGGTTTTTAATCTGGAAAAGGC